CGTGGTGAGTTATCAAAAACTTACTATGACGCACAATAGGAGATAAAATATGGCAGATACAGTTACAAAACAAACTATATCAGATACAACTGGTATAAAATATGTAGTTAAACTTACAAATTTTTCAGACGGTACTGGAGAAACTTTAGTCAATAAGGTTGACGCTTCAGCACTTACATTTATGACGGAAGATGGTGAAAGAAAGTTAGCTAAAGTATGGTACTCAATTAGTACTTCAAATAATAGATCAGCAGTAGAATTAATGTGGGCAGGTGCAACTAATTCAACATTAGCAATAATTTCTGGAAATGGTCACTGGGATTTAAGAACCTCTGGAAACTCTATATCTAACAATGCAACGACACCAACAGGTGACATATTACTATCTACAAAGAACTTTGCAGCTGGCGATAATTATACGATTTTGTTAGAGTTTAGATAAAAAATCTTATAAATATAGATAAGTATTTAAAAGAGGGAATATATGAAACTAATATCCGAAGAAATTACACAGTCAGAAATGTTGGTTGAAGAAACCAATGGCAAGAAAGACTATAAAATTAGAGGTGTTTTCTTACAAGCAGAGATTAAAAATAAAAATGGACGTGTCTATGAAAAAGGCATACTTGACAACGAAGTAAGAAGATATAACGCAGAATTTATCAACAAGAAAAGAGCATTTGGTGAACTTGGACATCCAGACAGTCCAACAGTAAACCTAGAGAGAGTATCACATATGATTACTAAACTCTATCCAGATGGTTCTAATTTTATTGGTGAAGCAAAAATAATGAATACACCATATGGTAAGATTGTAAAAGGTCTTATTGATGAGGGTGCTCAATTAGGAGTATCGTCTAGAGGTATGGGTTCATTACAAACAAGAGGCGGTGTAAATTATGTAGGTAGAGATTTTTATTTAGCTACTGCTGCTGATATTGTTGCAGATCCATCAGCTCCGGACGCTTTCGTTGAAGGCATAATGGAGAGTAAAGAGTGGGTATGGGACAATGGCGTTCTCGTTGAAAGGGACTTAAATGCCTGGAAAGCGAGTATTGAAAGAGCGAAAAGCGTTGCATTGGCGGAAGCTAAAGCGACAGTCTTTAAGGACTTTCTTAAAAAACTCTAGTTTTATAAATATACACAAGAATTTATAACTAGTTAAAGAAAATAAATTAATACGAAGGAGATATCTCAATGGCCGAAAACTTAAAAAACATTGAAGTAACAAAAGACCAGAAAGACGTAGCAGAAAATACTGCCAATCCGTCTGCTGATCTTCCGAAAAAAAATGCTGTTGCAGCTGAACCGAATCACTTATCAAATAGTGCTGAGGATTTAGGTGCGGCTGTAGTTAAACCTACAGACAGTAACCCGGATGCTTCAAAAACAGTTAAACAAGTTTCTGGACAACCTGCTCAAAAAAGTCAAGGTGCTGCTGACGCAATGCCAACACTTAAAAAAGAAGGTGCTAAAGAAACTACGGACGCTGACGATAAAGAAACAGTTAAAGAAGGCGAAATGCCAGCTGGTCTGAAAAAATACCTTGACAAAAAAGACGACAAGGAAGCTGATACTAAAAAAGAAGAAGTTGAAGCGAAAAAAACAGACGAGAAGGACGAAGAAGTTAAAGCAAAAGACATAGACGTAAAAGAACATGTTGAAGCTTTAATCGCTGGACAATCTGATTTATCGGAAGAGTTCAAAACAAAAGCTGCAACAATTTTTGAAACTGCAATTAAATCTAAAGTAAAAGAAATTTCAGAAGAAATTGAAGCAGATTTTAACAAAAGATTCGAAGAAGAAACCTCTACAGCAAAAGCTGAGTTAGTTGAAAAAGTTGATTCTTATCTATCATACGTGGTAGAAGAATGGATGAAAGAAAACGAACTTGCTTTAGAAAGAGGAATCAAAGGCGAAATCGCTGAGGACTTTATCAGTGGTCTTAAAAAATTATTTGAAGACCATTACATAAATGTTCCAGATGAAAAATATAATGTACTTGAAGATCAAGCTTCAAAAATTGAAACGTTAGAAAAGAAACTTAACGAATCAATTGAGAAGAATGTTGAACTAAGCAAATTAGGTAACAAGTTTAAACAAGCTGAAATTTTAGATGAAGCTTCAAAAGACTTAACTGAAACTGCAAAAGAAAAGTTTAACAAACTTGCTGAAGAAGTAGATTATTCAACAGAAACCGATTTTAGAGCAAAAGTAAGTATCATAAAAGAATCTTATTTCAAACCTAAGACTGTTACTGGTGACGGTATAGATGAAGTAGCGGCTGGCGAAGGAAACTCTAACGAGGATCTTAGCAATGCGATGGCTGCTTATAGTGCCGCTATAAGTCAAACAAAAGACATTAAATTGTCTAACAAATAAAAATAATAGGGAGATAAAAAACATGTATTTATCAGAACAATACGAAAAAAAATGGCAGCCCGTTTTAGAGCACCCTGATTTACCAAAAATCAGTGACTCTTACAAACGAGCCGTTACTGCAACTGTCTTGGAAAACCAAGAACGTGCAATGAAAGAGGATTCAGCATTCTTAAGCGAAGCTGCTCCTACGAATAACACTGGTGGAACTTCAAATTGGGATCCAATTTTAATTTCATTAGTAAGAAGAGCTATGCCTAACCTTATCGCTTACGATATCGCTGGCGTACAACCGATGACTGGTCCAACTGGACTTATTTTCGCAATGAGATCAAGATACACTTCAGCAACTGGCAACGAAGCTATGTTTGACGAAGCTGATTCTGATTACTCATCTAGAAATGCTGCTGGTGATTCAGCTGCTGGTGACGGTGTTACTGAACAAAGAGGAACAAATCCTTCAGTTCTTAACGACAGTCCTGTAGGCGAATACACTAAAGGTCAAGGTATGACAACAGCTGCCGCTGAAGCATTAGGCGACGCTGCTGGCAATGCTTTTGCTGAAATGGCTTTCTCAATTGAGAAAACAACCGTTACTGCTAGAAGTAGAGCTCTAAAGGCTGAATACACTATGGAACTTGCTCAAGATTTAAAAGCAATCCACGGTCTAGACGCTGAAACTGAACTTGCAAACATTCTATCTGCTGAGATCCTTGCGGAAATCAACAGAGAAGTTGTAAGAGCTGTTTACATAAACTCTGAAAAGGGTGCTGCTACTAACACAACTACTGCTGGTGTCTTTGATTTAGATACTGACTCAAACGGTAGATGGTCTGTTGAGAGATTCAAAGGTCTTATGTTCCAATTGGAAAGAGACGCAAACAGAATCGCTCAAAGAACAAGAAGAGGTAAAGGGAACATGATTATTTGTTCTGCTGATGTCGCTTCTGCTCTACAAATGGCCGGTGTTTTAGATTACACACCTGCTTTAAACAACAATCTAAACGTTGACGACACAGGCAGTACATTTGCTGGTGTATTAAACGGTAGATTTAAAGTATACATTGATCCATACAGTGCAAACTCAAGCGCTAGCCAATACTACGTTGTTGGTTACAAAGGTACTTCACCTTATGACGCTGGTATGTTCTACTGTCCTTATGTTCCATTACAAATGGTAAGAGCAGTTGGTCAAGATACTTTCCAACCAAAAATTGGTTTCAAAACTAGATACGGTTTAGTTGCGAATCCTTTTGCGGAAACTGGTGCTGTTTCAGGTGCAGTTACAGGAATCACAGATTCAGGTACACCTAACTCAAACAGATACTACCAAAAAGTTAAAGTATCAAACATTATGTAATCGTAAGAGAAACGATATCATTATTAAAAAAGGGCCTTCGGGCCCTTTTTTTTGGCCTAAATAATCCAGAAATTTAAACTCAATAAGAAGGAGGATAACAATGAACCCTAACAGTCATTTGTTTACAGCAATTCTGATAATAGCATTAGTGATACTTGCCCTATTTGGTGGTCCTGGAAGATAGTATAAATATAGTGTAGAGTTAATTATGATTAAAGACAGACGTATAGAACCAGAGATAGACGAAGGAACACAAAAGTTTTTTAACAAACTCATATGGATTTTAATAGTTCTTAATGTACTCATAGGAGTTCCAACAATATACGACATGTATTTTTATGAACATACATTAATAATACAAACAAACGAGAGTGGATATAATATATGAGTGAAAAAAACATCCAATTAATCAACCATCAAATTATTAAAGGCATGGTAATTGATAATAAAAAATGGCATGAATTGGCTCATAGAAATAAAAAGTTTATATCAAACAAGGTTAATTTAGATTTATCACACAGGTGTCCACTAGAATGTTTACGTTGTGCTAGACAAACGTATGAAAATGATGGTAAAGGTGGTCTAAAAAAGAAACCAATACCAGGCAGAGATATAACAATGGAAGAATTTGATAAAATTACAGATTATTTTGCTAGAATACAATTTTGTGGTCAGTATTCAGACCCAATACATCACCCACATTTTATAGATATGTTAAGAATGATAAAAAGAAAAGGTTTAGTAAGTCAAGTACATACTGCTTCTAATTATAAATCAGACGAATGGTTTAAGGAAGCATTTGAAGCCAATCCCGATTCACAATGGTGGTTTGGTATAGATGGATTACCTAAAGATAGTCACAAGTATAGAGTACATCAAGATGGTGAAATGCATTTTGAGAGATTAAAAATGGCCAGACAGATATTAAATAAGAAACCTATATGGCAATATATTGTTTTTAATTACAATGAACAAGACGTAGAAACGGCTATGAAAATGGCTGAAGAAATAGACGTTATATTTAATGTAATAAATAGTGGTAGATGGGATAATAAAGAAGCCGATAAATTAATGCCTAAACAAAAAAAAGGAATTGAAGTAGATGAGTTTGAAGGAAAAGATTAAATTTAATTTTCCACACGTAAGTGAATATACAGAAAGAGGAGATGTAGAAAAATCTAATACTAAACTGTATGATGAAAATGTTAAAATAAAACCTATGTGTTTTAATGGAGATATGAATTTGGCTGTTACTAATAGAGGTCAGGTATTACCTTGTTGTCATTGTGATACAGAAAGAATGATGAAAGATCCTGAGTTTAAAAAACTAGCAGAAAACAGTTATCTTAAAGACTATGATCACGTAAATGACATATTGAGTAACGATCATTGGCAGGCTTTCTATGAGTCTTTAGAAAATAATAGAGGTCCTATTGCTTGTTGGGATACATGTCGTAGTAATAAAAAACAAGGTAAACAAGAAATGACGGTAGCCGAAGGCGGTAAATTAAAGATATGGGAAAGAAAATAACATAAATAGGTATATGAAGAATTTATTAAGATCAATATTAGGCATGTTAGTTATAATTGTTTGTTTAAAAGTAATTATACTACTTGTATTATTATGTTACTTTGGTTTCTTTTATACTCCAGAGGCAAATCCTTTAGATAATATTGAAGATAAGATAGAACAAGTTGAAAAAAAAGATAGAGTTCTAACAGATAACGAAAAGGTTTTAGAACAAAAATCTACTGAAAAGGAGTGGGAAGAAATAGATAAGGACACGGATAAATAATAGTATGACAACAACACAAAGTAGACAACCAACAAAATTAGATTATGCAAGTCCTACACAGTTTAAGTTTAGTATTCTTAAACTTCCTAAAGTAGAATACTTTTGTACGGCTGCAACTTTACCAGGCATATCTCTATCAGATAGTTATTCTCAATCTACACCTTTTAAAGATATTCCATTACCAGGAGAAAAGTTAAACTACGAAAGACTTGTAGTATCTTTTATGGTTGATGAAAATTTAGAAAACTACCAAGAGATACATGGTTGGTTAAGAGGTTTTGGTTTTCCCTCAGATCATAAAGAATTTAGTAACTTGTTAGATAGTGGAAAAGATAGATTCCCTACAAGTAATACAAGTATATTAGGCGACGCTGGTCGTGTTAAGTATGGATCACCATCAACTGGTGGAACATTTTCAGACGCAACTCTATCAGTACTATCAAACAAAAACAACTCGGTTTTAGAAGTTAGATTCAGTGATGTATTTCCTATATCACTATCAAGTTTAAGCTATAACCAACAAGCAACAGATGTAGATTACTTAACTGCTACTGTAACATTTGACTACAAGATATATGACTTTGCTTTAACAGGCAAAAAAACTAGCGTTACAACATCTTAATAGAAGATATTAAGACCTGTAACACAATGAAAGAAATTTGGAGATATTATGGATTTAGAACAATTACAAGAACAAGCCGACAAAGATTTAAAACTTAACGACATAGAGTTAGACATTGAGTCTTTAAAAACACCAGCCCTACATAACAAATATTTAAAACACTTAACTAAATTTAAGTTACTATTAACACGTGCTGAAGATGAATTAAGAACAGTTAATCGTGAGAAATGGGAATACTATTCGGGTAAATCAGACCCACAAGTATACATTTTAAAACCTTTTAATCTAAAGATATTAAGAACAGACGTTGACAAATATATAAATGCTGATGAAGTGGTACAAAAGGCAACACAAAAGGTTGAGTACTTAAAGGTTGTCGTAGACTTTTTAGATAGAACATTAAGACAAATAACCAATCGTACATTTACTATTAAAAATGCAATTGATTGGAAAAGATTTACAAGTGGGGCAGTATAATGTATTTAAATAATACCAACTGTGTCAGTATGGGAAAGTTTGAACCAGACTATTGTAAAAAGTTAATTTCATTGTGTGATACATTAAAAATGAATGAAGCCAAAATACAAGACGGTAATGGTAAAAATCGTAGTAGTAAAGTTGCATGGATTAAACAAAACGATACTCTATATAATGATATGAATACCATTATTAATAAACATAATGAATCAGCAGGTTGGAATTTTGATTTAGTTGAATTTGAACCTTTTCAATATACAATATATGAAGAAGGAGATCATTACGATTGGCATATAGATTCTCATACTAAACCATATGATAATGGTTTCATTAGAAAGATAAGTTTTACATTGATTTTAAATGAAGACTATGAAGGAGGCGAGTTTGAATTAGCTACTCCAACTCCTAAAGGTAATAATCAAAATCAAAAGTTTACAGGTAAATTTACAACAGGTACAATTATATCTTTTCCATCATTTGTTTGGCATAAAGTACATAAGGTTACCAAAGGAACAAGAAAGGTTTTAGTTGGTTGGATCGTTGGTCCGTCTTTTGCATAATGTCAATAGTTAAATACCTAATAGTTGATAAGGTTGACGAGGTCTATATTAAGATAGAGGCCGACGCTGCTATACGTAGAGAATTATCAGAGTATTTTTGCTTTGAAGTTCCAGGTTATAAGTTTACTCCTGCATATCGTAACAGAGTATGGGATGGAAAAATAAGATTATTCTCATATGCAACTGGACAAATCTATGCTGGTTTATATCCTTACATATTAAAGTGGTGCGAAGATAATAAAGTACAGATTGTAGATGGTGCAAAGATAAAAGATGTAGAAGTTGATGAAAAGAAAGTAGATGGTTTTTTAAAGGCACTTAAAATACCAATGGAAATAAGAGACTATCAAAGAGACGCATTTATATATGCTACTAGAAAGAATAGATGTCTTCTATTATCTCCAACTGCCTCTGGTAAGTCACTAATAGTATATCTAATGGTACGATTCAATATGTTAAGACTTAAACCGAATAAGAAAAAAGTACTTATTATAGTGCCAACAACATCACTAGTAGAACAACTGTTTAAAGATTTTGCCGATTATGGTTGGACACCAGAGAAAAACGTACATAGAATATATCAAGGACATGACAAAGATACAAACAAAGACGTTATAATATCAACATGGCAATCAATATACAATCAACCAAAAGCATGGTTTAAACAGTTTGGTATGGTCATAGGAGACGAAGCACACTTATTTAAGGCAGTTTCACTTACAAAAATACTTACTAAATTAGATAAATGTAAGTACAGAGTTGGCTTAACAGGTACATTAGATGGAACAAAAACACATAAACTAGTGTTAGAAGGACTTTTTGGTACTGTAAATAAGGTTATAACTACAACAGAATTACAAGAGAATAAACAACTAGCAGATTTAAAAATTATATGTTTAGTATTGCAACACGACAAAGAGGTCAGGCATACTATGAAAGATAAGACTTATCAAGAAGAAATGCATTACTTGGTTGCTAATGAAAAGAGAAATAAGTATATTAGAAACTTGGCGATTAATCTAAAAGGTAATACATTATGTTTATTTCAATACGTAGAAAAACATGGCGAAATATTAAAAACTCTAATACAAGAAAAGGCAGAGGATAGAAAAGTATTCTTTGTACATGGTGGAGTTGAAACAGAGGACAGAGAAGCTATAAGATTTATTACAGAAAAATCAGATGACGCTATTATTGTTGCAAGTTATGGAACATTTAGTACAGGTATAAATATCAAGAATTTACACAACATTATTTTTGCAAGTCCTAGTAAGTCACGTGTAAGAAATTTACAATCAATTGGTAGAGGTTTAAGATTAAAGGATAATAATTCAGCTGCGACCTTATATGATATAGCAGATGACATAAGTTATAATGGAAAAGAGAATTATACATTGGCACACTTTAGAGAACGGATAAATATTTACAATGGTGAAGATTTTAATTATGAGATACACAATATAGAATTGAAATGATTTCAGATCAAGATTTTAGATTTTTATTAAAAGAAAGTCGTTATGCTAAAAAGATATTAGAAATAGGTACCGGTACAGGTAAAAGTACAACTGCTTTAATAACAAACAGAGCAGAGGTACATACTATTGATAAAGACAATGTGTTTGAGTATATTGGTATAGAAGATAAGATACACGGATACCATTGTAAAAGCTCTGATTATTGGAAACTGTACAATGTTAGAGATTTTGATTTTGTATTTGTTGATGGTTCAATTGACGCTTATGATTGTGAGGAAATATTAAAAAGAACTACAAATCATTTTAAAATTATTTTCCATGATTATTTGCCTAACGAAGAAAAAGACCCTGGCAGAAACAAAGGTTGGTATAATATGAAAGTATTTAAAGAAACATCGTTTTTAAATTATGACATGACAACAAAGACTGGTGGTACTCATTGTGTATTGGCAGAGCTAAATAAAGATAAATAAATAATAGGAAAAATAAGATGGAAAATAACATTAAGATAATTAAATTAGTAAATGGTGATGATATTGTTTGCGATTTACCTATTGGTGCCAAACAATTACATACCTCTAACAAATCTATTAGTATTGTAAAACCTTTACTAATTAAATACGTTCCTCAAATCACCGTTTCCGGATTTAAGGATTACATTGCATTAATAAGATGGACTGCTTACACCAACGATGTTAAGATAACTATTCCAAAAGATAAGATAATGACCATCACAAATGCCAATAGTAGTATGACACAGAGTTATATGGGAGTTGTTGATGAATATAATGACATACCAATGGTGGATAATAATAAACAGAAACCCATGATTAAGTTTTCCAGTGGTGAGAATAAAAAGATTAACGAGATATTTGATGAAGATTATGATGATGATGAAGAAGGAACAATCCATTAAAGGACGCTGGTACTCCAAGCCTCCTTATCAAACGGCTACACCGTTCATTATACATAAAATTCACCGAAAGTCAATGTTAGGATTTAGTAATTGAAACTAAATTTTTGAGAGGCGGGTCTAGCTCATTGGTAGAGCGAATCGTTGCCAACGATTAGGTAGAGGGTCCGATTCCCTTGACCCGCTCCAAATGTCTTAAAACATTGACAATTAAGAAAAAATATAGTATATTAATATTATGAATAACAAACAAAAAAAAGAACATTACGTAAATAATAAAGAGTTCTTGGTGGCCATGATTGCGTACAGAAAAGCTGTACGTAGAGCAATAAGATTGAAAGAGCCTAAACCAATGGTGGGTAACTACCTTGGCAGTTGTTTTTTAAAGATTGCGAATCATCTTTCATACAGACCTAATTTTATAAACTACACATTTAAAGACGATATGATATCAGATGGTATTGAAAACTGTTTACAATATCTTGACAACTTTGATGGTAAAAAATCAAATAATCCTTTTGCTTACTTTACTCAAATAATCTACTATGCATTTATTAGAAGAATACAAAAAGAGAAAAAGCAAGTTACAATTAAACACAAACTGATAAGTAAATCTAATCTAGATGACTTTGCTCTACAGCCAGGTGAAGACCGAGAGTTTAAGAATCAGATGACGGAATACTTACAGAAAAATTTACCTATGGATTCACAAGAAAAGATTGCTGAAGAAATAGTTAAATCTAAAAAGAAACGTAAACCTAGAAAGAAGACAAGCACTTTAGATTATTTTTTAAGTTAAGTCAAGTATGAAGATAGCATTACTAAACGATACTCATTTTGGTTGCCGTAACGATTCTCCACACTTCATCAATTATCAGAATAGATTTTATGATGAACTATTTTTTCCCTATTTAATAGAGAATAAGATAGATACATTAGTACATTTAGGAGATGTCGTTGATAGACGTAAGTTTATAAACCACAATACAGCACACAATTTCAGACTGAAATTCTGGAATAGATTACAAGAATTAAATATTGATACTCATGTTATATTAGGTAACCATGACACCTATTATAAGAATACAAATGAAGTCAATGCCATACAAAACTTAAATCTAGGGCCTGATATAAAAATATATACAAGAGCAACCGAAGTAAATATTGGTGGTTTAGATATGTTGTTTATACCTTGGATTTGTGACGATAATAGAGAAGATACTATCTTTCAGATTGATAACTCTACATCACAAATTGCAATGGGTCATTTAGAAGTAAAAGGTTTTGAAATGCATAAAGGAGTTATGAACGAACACGGATTTGAAAGAGAACACTTTAGAAGATTTGAAAAAGTATTATCAGGACACTTTCACAAGAAGTCAGATGATGGCCAGATATTCTATCTAGGTACACAATATCAAATTATGTGGTCAGACTATAACTGTCCTAAAGGATTTCATACATTTGATACAGACACCAGAGAGTTAGATAGAATAGAAAACCCTATGCCTATATTTAAAAAATTGGTATATGATGATACTAAAACAAACTATGATGGTTTAGATTTAAAAGATTATGAAAACTGTTTCGTAAAGCTATTTGTATCTCAAAAAACTGATACTGATATGTATGGTAGACTAGTTGAAAGATTTTATAATAACGCAAACGTACACGAATTAATTATTAATGAAGATACAAATGATATTACTCAAACAGTAAGAGCAGACATTTTAGATTCAGGAGAAGATACGTTGACCTTTCTAGGTAACTATATTGATCAGATAGACACAGATTTAGATAAACATAAACTAAAAGAGTTTGCTAAAGAGCTATACACGGAGGCCAATGAGTGATAGTATTTAAAAATATTAAATATAAAAACTTTCTATCTACAGGTAACACACCGATAGATATAGATTTAAATAAATCACATACTACATTAATTGTAGGTCAAAATGGTTCAGGTAAATCAACACTACTAGACGCCCTTTGTTTTGTTTTATTTAATAAACCATTTAGAATTATTAAGAAAGAGCAAATAGTAAATTCAATAAACAATACAGAAACTATTGTTGAAATAACCTTTGATGTTGGTACAAAAGAATTTAAAATAATACGTGGTATCAAACCTAATATATTTGAGATATATTGTGACGGAGAGTTATTAAATCAGGACGCCAACAGTATTGATTATCAAAAGTATTTAGAACAAAATATAATGAGACTTAACTATAGGTCTTTTTTACAAGTAGTATTGTTAGGCTCATCATCTTATGAACCTTTTATGAAAATGAAACCTAGGTACAGACGAGAGGTTGTAGAAGAAATATTAGACATAAGAGTATTCGGACTTATGGATTTAATATTAAGAAGTCAACAATCAGACCTTGCAAAAAAGGTAATAGAAATGAGGCACCGTTGTGATCTCATACAAACCAAGTATGAAACAGAGTTAAATCACTTCAATGCTATCTCCGACCTTAATATGAACGACCTAGATGGTAAGAAACAGCTTATTGATCAAAACAAACAAGATAATAATACATATAGTAAGAAGATAGAAGAATTAAATGAGAAGATAGGATATCATAAAGAAGAAGTGGCAGAGAAAGGCAAGGTAGAAAAGAAAGTAAATCAGTTATCTAAACTAGAAGCTAAGATTGAAACTAACTTATCTACACACCAAAAGTCATTAGAGTTTTTTGAAAACAATGATAACTGTCCTACTTGCACACAACCTATTGATCACGAGTTTAAAGGTAATAAGATAGAGGCAACCAAACAAAAGATTAAAACTCTACAAGAAGGCATGAACGAATTACTAACAGAGATTACCAATACAGAGATTAAATTAACTGAAATGAATAAGGTATCACAAAAGATAAACGAATTGAATATAGATATATCTAAATTTGAAACGTCTTTAGATGAAATTAATAAATTCAGTAATAGAATACACGAAGAAATTAAACTATTAGAAAACAAACAAGTTGATGGTAAAGAAATTAAACAACATCTAGAACAATTAAATTTAGATTTAGAAGAAGGTAAAATAGAAAGAGATAGAATAATAGAACAAAAGAGTTACGTAGACATATTAAGAACAATCTTAAATGACAAGGGTGCTAAGGCACAGATTATACGTAAGTATGTTCCTATTATGAATAACTTAATCAATCAACACTTACAAGCTATGGACTTCTTTGTATCTTTTCATTTAGATGAGGAGTTTAATGAAACTATAAAGAGTAGATTCAGAGACGGCTTTAACTATAATAACTTTAGTGAGGGTGAAAAAATGAGAATAGACCTTGCATTATTATTTACTTGGAGACACATAGCTAAAATGAAAAACAGTACCAATACCAATTTATTAATACTAGATGAAATTTTTGATGGTAGTTTAGATGGTCAAGGTACAGATGATTTCTTTAAGATTATAACTCAACTATCAAAAGAAAATATCTTTATTATATCACACAAAGGAGATATAATGTTTGATAAATTTACAAATATAATTAAGTTTGAAAAATATAAAAACTTTACAAGACTACAACAAGCATAAGGAGAAAATATGGGCAGTACTCAAAAAAACGTGATGAAAAAACCTAAACAAAACATGACTAAAATATCGGCTAGAGATAATAAACAAAGTCCGAAATACGAGGAGAAAGTCAAAGAAGAAGTAACTGAAACGGTTGTTGAACCTAAACATAAAGATTATAGTAAAACTAAAACATATAGTCTAATACCACCTAGGGATCCTAGAATACAATCAGCAATAGCACCTTTCAGTGATGATATGTTAAAGGAACATGGTCTTAAAGATAGAAAAGAATTAGCGGAACAGATGTTTGCTACTATGAGAAAATATGGTGGCATAGGTTTAACTTGCAATCAAGTTGGTTTACCTTTCAATATGTTCGTAATAGGTGACCACCCTCATATAGAAGATGGTTTAAAAATGGCATGTTTCAATCCTATGATAATAACACAAGGTGAGGAAAAAGTAGTGATGAAAGAGGGTTGTTTAACCTTTCCTTTTGTCTTCTTATCTATTACAAGACCACGTAAAGTTATTGTAAAGTATGAAGATGAAGATGGTAAACTACAAGAAGGACATCTAGATGGTATGATCAGTAGAGTATTCCAACATGAACACGAACATACTTTAGGTAGAAATTTTACAGAGGGACAGAGTAAAATGAAACTAGACTTGGCATATAAGAAAGCTGGAAAACAGATGAAAGCTTATGAAAAACATAAGAAAGCCATGGAAAAAGTAGATAATAGGATGATTCCATAGTAGGCTTGACATTGAGGAAAGTTTATGATAGGATTACATTATGACAGCAGTACCGAAAGAAGACTTTGATATACACGCCAAGCAAGATTTAGAAGGCGTTGAAAGAAAGTGGAAACAGTTTCAAGAAGAAAACGATATTGAGGCTCTTGAACAAGTAGACGAGAGAGTACTTACAGAAGCTATTCAAAAAGATTTAGGATACGTGTCAAAGATGACAGTACAAGAGTATACCCTATTTCAAAAGTGGCAAGAAGTACATAGAAAATTCCCTACAACCGAATCAACTACATTGTATGGTACTGAAAAAATACTAACATCACCTGAACAAAGAACTCAAATAGATACAGTTAGAAACAATATCTGGATTCCCGAATCACCTGAAGATTATGATAAGTTAGAACCTGTATTAGAATTTACAGATGATAGTACAAAGAATTTCAAAGGCAAAGCAGTAAGAACAGCCAAACTATCAGAGAACTGGAATACATTAAGAACTTTCTTATCTACTATGAAAAACAATAGTAATATTGGTAGACAACTATTTTTTAATGTAAACGATAATAGATCAGGTAAACATTTAGGTGTCATTTGTATATCTGGTGACTTCATGGATTTAACACCTAGAGACAGTGCTATTGGTTGGGACAGACAGAGTAAAACATTTGGTGGTATGATTAATCATACAGCAATTGGTTCTTCTATTGTACCTACACAACCATTAGGTTACAGTTATACAGGTGGTAAACTATTAGCATATCTATGTTTATCAGATGAGGTACAGAAATTATGGCATGACAAGTATGGCGACAAGTTAGTAGGAGTTACTACAACATCTTTATATGGTAAGGCGAAAGCAAACACTTTAAGTCAATACGATGGCTTAAAATATTGGAAACGTATGGGTTTCACTATGGGATCTGTTTCATATGAACCACAACCAGCAACTAAAAAACTAATTAAACAATGGTTAAAGAAAAACCATACTAGAAAATACTTTGAATGGTATGAAGCAACGAGAGCCAATGGCCAACCATTAAAAAGAGATCATAAGAATAGATCGTATATGTTTACCTATTCTAAAATGGGTATAGAAAAATCTTTAATCAAAACAGACCATGCCAGAGGTATCTATTTTGCAAGACTATTTGAAAACACTTATGAGTATTTAAGAGGCGAAGTAAAAGATGATGGTCTTATTAAACGATTCGATTCATCTACAGAGGCATTAGTCAAAGTATGGAAACAAAAACATGCTTCAAAAAGAATTAAAAACCTATTAGCAACTGATAGGTTCTCCAAAGAATCACACTTCTATGATGATTTGATATACTTGGATTGGGAAGAGTGCAAGGAAAAGTACTTAAATCAAGTCGGAAGATAACGAATCAAACAAGAAAATGTAATGTTCTCATTATGTTCTTTCAATAAGCAAGTAACCACAACGAATTATATGGCTTGACTTTCCTGTCTTTTCCATATAGGATAAGTGTATATGAAAAATAAAACCACTACAAAAATTAGCCTTGATCAAAAAAGTCAACTTGCTAAACTTATCGCTACAGAGAATATATCAATTCAACATAACAATGTTAAGACAGCTTCATTTGATGTTAAGAATAGAGTACTAACACTACCTATCTTTAAAACTAAAAGTGCTGATGTATATGACATGTTAATCGCCCATGAGTGTGCTCATGCTTTATTTACTCCTTACGGAAAATGGTCTAAAATAAATGATGATGAGTTAAGAGCATACATCAATGTATTAGAAGATTGCAGAATAGACAAAAAAATTCAAACAAGATATGAGGGTGTAGTTAAAAACTATATCAATGGTTTTGATATCTTAAACAAAGCAAATTTCTTTGGTATTAAAAACAGAGATATGGACAAAGACTTTATGTTGATTGATAAGATCAACGTATTTTACAAGTCATCTAAAAGACTTAAAATTAATTTTACAACTGCTGATAATAAATGGTTAGCAAAAGTTAATTCTCTTACATCATTTACTAGTGTAGTTAAGTTAGCAAAAGAAATGTTAGCTTGGCAGAAAAAAGATATTAAAAGTAAAGAAAAAGATTCAGATTTTTCTGGTAGTAATTTAGATAAGTTATATAAACTTGCTGATAAACATATCAAACCAGGTGAGTCTAAAGATGGCGAAGAAGAAAAGAAAGAAGAATCTTATGCTGAAACTGAAAGTAAAGATGAAGTAAAAGAAGAAGATAACAAAGTAGAATCAGACTCAACTAATTCAGCACCTGACCACGGTAACGGTGCCGATGAGGGTGAAGCTGGTTACAATTTAGATTCTAGAAAATTTATTGCTGTTACTGATCAAACATATGAAAAGAATAGAGAAAGTTTAACTGATAGAACATGTGACTATAACTATGTTAATCTACCAGATGTTAATTTGAATAAAGTTATTGTTTCTAATAAAACCTTTCTATCTGAAATGAGAGAATACATCGCTAGTGAAAGAAAGCATTATGCTAGTACACACGAATATTTAATGTGGTTAAAAAATGACTACAAAAAATATATCAAAGATAACATGAAAACAGTTAACTATCTTGTTAAAGAGTTTGAAATGAAAAAAAGTGCTACGGCATATAAAAGAGCTAGTACTGATAAAACTGGTACTATTGATCCTTTAAAATTAAAAGATTACAAATTCAGTGATGATATATTTAAAAGATTAACTATTATACCTACAGAGAAGAATCATGGTATGA